CAGTAATATCAAATATTTCAGATAGTTCATTGCTGTCTGTTTCCTTCATTAATACACCTCTAAATTATTTATAACATATTGTGAAATACTAACATATATACGGTGAATTGTAAATACCAAATTAATTTATGCTCCAGGTTTACAATATTCGGCATCTGTGTTAAAATAAAGACCTTATCCACACAGAGAGAATATACCATTTTTACCAATACATAAGTTAGTATAATTATTTAGTATTTATTATGTGAAGAAAAGAATATGTTAGAATTTCATGGTTAGAATAAAAAATACCATGTATAATAATTACATATCACTTACAGTTCCCTGGTAAGGGTTACTTTTAGTATCATGTTCAAATACAATAAGTTTTTCGTGTATATTTAATTATACATGGTAAATTTATGTTTTAGATATTTTTCATGGCAGCTCTATTCATCCACCTACCTCTGCCCATGCCAAAATTTCTACCTGATGCTTGTCCTCTACCTAAACCTCCTTGACCACGACCAAGAATCTGACCCTGATCTGGTGTATTTGCTTGTGGTTGAACAGCACAATTACCTTGCTGTCTGCCTGTCATTGGACCCATTCCTTCTGGTCCTGTTCCATTTTTAAATGGCATATATTTTCACCTCCTTATTCTGTCACCTCTATTTATATCAAATCTAGTATTGATGTAAAAATAGTTGACTTTATTTAATGGTAATGTTATATTGCTTTTGAAAGTGAGGTAAATAATATGATGATAGAAACGAGAATTGTAAAAAGAACACAAATCAACGGTATAGTAAGTTTCTTTATTCAAAAAAAGAAAAATTCATGGTTTAATTGGTCGTGGGTTGATGCCTCATTGGATCGTGCGGATGAATTCGGTAAAGACGGGTTTGAGTCATTATCAGATGCTAAATTATATCTGCATTTATTTGATGGAACAACAGATAAAGATGAAGTTGTATATGTCAAAAATGATTGATGTAAGGTGAGGTAATAATATGATAGTTCGGGTTATTAAATTTGGAGATAAAACTGATGTATTTATCGGTGGTTGGCCTTTGAAGTAATCAGTTGCTACGATCGCGGTTGCTCTTGGAATCGCAAAAACGATGGGCAGAAAGAATTGAATGTTGTGACTTTTTCTTGGTAAAGGAAAAACATCAACAAGAACAATTGCGGTAAAATAAGTTTTATTTTACTTGACAGGTAAGTGAATATTTGTTATATTGTATTTGAAAGTGAGGTAGAAAGATGTCTGACACATATACAATTCCTTTGGTAAATAAGAGTCTCGCACTTAGGGGAATTAATAAAATCAACAAGAAAGCCAAGGTGCTGAATGTTGAAGGTATCAAGTATTTCATATCAGATGTTTACAAAAAACTATATCCAGTATTCGTTCCTGAACTAGATGGTTTCAAAGAAATCGAGGTTGAAGTCGTTGATTTTGTTCTTGAATCAACCGTGGTATCACTCAAAGGTTGGAGTTTTCTGGCCGTCATTGAGTCCACTCCTAATGGTAACATTGTTCTTAAAATCCGGGATGATGTTGAAATTCCTAAAAGATACAGTGTTCCTAATACGTTCTGTGAGCATTGCAAAACAAATCGCAGGAGAAAAAAACTGTTTCTGGTATATAATGAAGGCACCAAGGAAACAATTCAGGTCGGAAGTACTTGTATTCGCAACTACTTAGGATTTGACGCATCATATCTTATGTACCACGCTGAAATTCTTGAAAAATTCATGAATGGTTCCTATGATGATGACGAAGCAAGACAAAAGAGGTGTGAGCCTATCATAAACCTCGATGTGTTTTTGTCCTATGTAATCAGTGACATAACACTATATAGATATGTATCGGCTAAAATGGCACGTGAGAGTGATGACCTTTCAGCAACAGGACATTCTGTTTTCTCTGACTATTTTGACATTAAAACCAAGGACATGGAAGATAATATGAGAACAAAATACATGAACGAAATCAAAAAGATTCGTGAGTGGGTAGAAACACTTGATTTGAATAACGATTATTACCGTAATGTTTCAATAGCCGTTAAGAATGACTATGTTACATGGAAATCATCTAACCTTGTGGCCTCTGTTGTTATGTCATACAGAAAATCACTTGAAGATAAGAAGGTGAGAGAAAAACGGCCTATCTCTGAGTACTTTGGTGAGGTCAAGGAAAGGGTTGAGGTTAATATGACACTGGAAGCAGTATTCGAGTTTGACAGTACCTTTGGTGTTGTGTCCATGCATAAATTCAGAACATTGGATGGTAATGTAGCCATGTGGACCACGGGTACCGGAGCTTTTACCTTGGGCAATTACACAGGAAAAGCCACGATAAAAGAACATAAGGATTACAAAGGAACAAAACAAACAATATTAACACGTTGTAAAATAAAAAGAATATGGGAGGACTAAAATGAAGATAAAAAACTTAATTGAAACGTGTGGTGCATGTCCTTCTCAATGGGAAGCTAACACATTGGACGGCAGGGGTGTGTATGTTCGTTATAGGTGGGGGTATTTAAGTATCAGTATTTCAACAGAGCCAGGTCAATGTGGCGTAAATGGTCCGGAGGTTTATGGTTGTCAAATTGGTGAGGGATTTGATGGTGTTATATCATGGAGTGAAGTTGCTCCTATAATAGAAGGTCTTAATATTAACTTGTTATAAAAAAATACAGAAGGGGGAATAAAAATGAAGACAGTAATTAATGCGGGTGGTACAATGAAACGGGTAAGTAACAAGAAAGCCATGGATATTGTGGACAATGAGACATGGACATACTGCTCCAAGAGAGAATGGAAAGAGTCAGTAAGAACAAAAAAGTCAAAATAGACAGTAACTAACATTATATTTGCTGTCCATATTTACAATTACAAGTATGTATATTATAATAAACAAAACTAATGAAATAGGAGGAAAACAGAATGAACAAAACAGATTTAGTAAATGAGGTCGCGTCATCTATTGATATGACTAAAAGTGATGCTAGTATAGTAGTATCCACTATGGTTGATTCCATGATAGATGGACTATTGGAAACGGGTAAGTTAGCGCTTTCTGGTCTCGGCACATTTTCGGTGGTTACACGTAATGCAAGAGTCGCCAGAAATCCGCAGACCGGTGAACCAGTTGATGTTCCGGCAAAAAGGGTTGTAAAGTTCAAAATATCATCAAAACTCAAAGAAGCATTGAACAGTTAAAAGGAGTGATAAATTGATAACTGATATATGGACGTTTAAGCATGCTCCTGATAAGTTGGAGGACATGATTCTTAATGATACTGTTAGGACTAAATTCACCAAAATTATCAAGGAACTGCCCAATCTACTTATATATTCAACACCGGGACAAGGTAAAGGAACCTTTGTTGATATTCTCCTTAAAGAGACCGGATTGGACTATATGAAAGTTAATGCATCTGATGAAACAGGTATTGATAACCTAAGAACAAAGGTTAAAGGGTTCGCAACATCAATGGGTTCAACAGATAAAAAAATTGTGGTATTGAATGAAGCGGATGCTCTATCAATGGGACAGTCCGGTGCACAGAAAATGTTAAGGCAGTTGATGGAAGATGTGCAGGGTATAACAAGGTTTATACTACTGGCTAACTATGAACATTTGATAATACCAGAAATAAAATCAAGATGTCAAGTAATTGAGATATCTAATCCACCTGCAAAGGCTATATTTTTACATTGTATGAAAATGCTTGCCAAAGAAGGGGTTGAGGTGCGAAATAAATCGGCAATCGTTAGTACTATTAAGAACTTATATCCTGATATTCGTAAGATAATCAATACTATACAGCTTAACACTGTTGATGGTGTTATTGATTCTATTGAAGTTGAGAAGGTCAATGGCGTATTTACTATAATAAAGGATTCAATATTGAAAGGTGATGTTGATGAAATAAGAAAAACATTAAGAAGTAACTCTATTGATTACGTTGAGTTATACAGGTATCTATATGAAAACTGTGATGGATTCAAGTCACCAGGAGACGTTATCATTAATGTTGGTGAATATATTTACCGGGATTCTATTGTCGCAATCAAAGAAATAAATTTCATGGCAATGGTTATTAAATGTCTGAAAAATGGGTACATATAATGGCAGAGAAACCAGTTAATATATTCACATTCTTAAATCAGATTTATTATAAGAAATATGACTGTGATTATGACCCTAAAGCGGCCAGTATATACATGTTAGCTTTATGGTTATCACATGACAGTAAACTCATTGAAATGGTTAATAGTATTAATGAGTCTATATTCAGATTACCGCCAAAGGCCATATATGACTATTTCTTTAACAAGGTTCCGAAGGGTAAGAGATATATTAAGTGGATAAAGAAAGACAAGGAAGATATTAAAAAGGATAAAGTTATTAAAGAGTTGATGCAAGAAAAGGATATATCGAAAAGGGAAGCAATGATATATATAAAAATGATATAGGAGAGTATTATGAATAACACTGTAAAATATATAGGTGAAAAAACAGATACTTCCACTGATAAGTTTGAAAAGGAATTGGAGGAATTATTAAATTCGCATAGTATTGAAAATTTATGTGATATGCCTGATTTTTTACTGGCTAAAATGATTATAGGTTTTATCAAAGGTGTTGGAGGACCGATAAAGAAAACATTGGACTGGTATGGTGTTGATTCTGTTTGTCATCCGAAAAATATGACAATTGACGTGTAATTGTTTTTTACATTGTCTAGTAAAATGTGTTATAGTAAGTAAAAATAAACGAGGATAAAATATGATACTTAATGTTGATAAGTTTGAAGATGTTATAAAAAAGGCTACATTGAATTTTACTCTGGAAACCGTCCAGTTGAATTTTAATAAGGATAAGGTTACAACCAAAATATTCAATTCATCTGAGGACGCCATTGTGTTCCTTAATATTGATAATGATATTGTACCTATCACATCTGAGCATGATGAATTGCAGTTTAATTTCATTGAGCCTAACAATACAGTAATTCCTTATTTGTCGCTAATAGACAGTGAGCAGGCTGATATTGAAATCAAGAAGGAAAAGGTTATACTTAAATCGGATAATCAGAGGTCAAATATATTCTTCTGTTCACCGATAATAGTTAAAGTATTCAATCGTGATGATGTTAAACCCGGTATAGAATACTTTACAAAATTGGCGATTGATGATAATTTTGTCAATGGATTTAATAAGATAAAGAAAATCGGGTCACGTTTTGGTAAAATATACATCACAGTGAAGGATAACACGCTATATATGGAAACAATGGATAAAACCAATAGAAGCTCAAATGGTTTTAGCTTTAATATGGGTAATATAGAAATGTCGGACTTATCCATGTGTTTTAATTACAAAAACATTATTAATCTGATGAATGTATTAGCAATAACAGATATAGATAATTTTCATATTAACCTAGCGTATATTGAAGCGCAGGGTCTTGGTATGATGTATGTAACTAATAGTGATGAATCAGAAAAATATTATTTGATGTCAAAATCGGATTTATAGAAAATAAATGTTGACATTGGATGGCGGTAGTGTTAATATGTAGTCATTGAGTGAGTGAGTGAGTGAGTGAAGTGGTTAATTAGAACGAGTAAGAAAAATAGTTCTTGACATTAACCGATATTATGTTAGTATGAAGTTAAATTAAAAAGGAGGAAGTATCATGGAAGAAACATGGAACGGCAGTGATGTCTGGGGAGCGGATGAAAGCGAAGGTAGCAATCCTACAATTCGTGTAAACGGTGAGAATATGGACCTTGATGTAGGTGATAATTTCAAGGACGTAATCAAGGAAGCATCACTTGAGGCTGGATTCGGCAAATTCAGAGTTATCCTTGACGGTGAGGAAATTCTACCCAGTCAAGCACCTGAGCTTGTTGAGGCTGGTATGAGGATTGAGGTTCTGCCCTACGATGTACCGGGCGCAGAATAACCAATCTAATATCAAGTAATTACAATAGAAGGTAGCGGCAGTATATGACAGCCGCTACCATTTTTTATTGATTGGAGAACATGATGGAAGAACTTGTTAAAATACATGATGATATAACACTTAAAATTGATGATTTACTTAATGATACTGGTGAAATCAATCTTGAAAATGTTACACTTCGTATTGGTGGACATGTCTGTAAACTTGAAAAGGTTGATGATGTTGATGTGCTTGATATTAATAAGGATATCAAGGAAGAATATAAGCAAAAAATCAATGATAAATTGAAAGTTGTATCCGGATTCGTCAATGATAAAATGGTCGAATACCAGAACGCTATAAACGCTGTTAAAAGTGAGTTTAAACGTAAGGAAAACGACCTTGATGAACGTCTTAGGACATTGGTATCCTTACCTGATATACAATATACGCACGCAACCAAGGGTCTATCAATCTCAAAGGGAAGTAGTGGTAACAATCTTAGTTGGTTTGTTCGCAGAGTATTTAATCCTAAATTTGTTGATGGCAAGCCTTTGAAGGACGCCATTGTTAAAAAGATGATAACACCTATCATCATTCAAATAGATACAAGGGACGATAAGGTAACAAGAGTCTCAACAAAACAACTTATGAATCTTCAATATTTTGAGCATTACCATCAATCTAATCCTGATTGTTGGGGTAATTGGCATCCTGCCGCTACATGGAGTACACCAGATGATATTATAGCAATAGCTGATGAAGCGATATCAGTCCTGGAAAATGTTAATTCAATGTCACTGGCTATGAGGACACCGAGAGGATTACCGAGATTCACTACATTACGCAGAAATATTGTACTAGATGGTCCAGTTAGTAATGTGGAATCCAATCAAGAACCAAGGATCGGCTCAACAGATGAACTTGATGTATGGGGTTCATAACAAGAAAGGATAAGAGAAATGGGTATTTATGATCGACAAGAAGCATTTAATTTGAATACAGATATTACCGTAAGTATTATTGGCCAGGGCGGAATCGGATATTGGGTAGCAAAACTACTTGCAATGTCTGGTGTTAAGAACCTTTACCTTTTTGATGATGATGTTATTGAGGAATCCAATCTCAATAGACTTGATCTGCCAATGCAAACCCTTGGAATGAATAAGGCTGGTGTCGCTAAAAAGGTAATAAATCAACTACGTCCTGAGTGTTCAGTGTATGTTCTACCTTATCGATTCAAGGAAACATTGTATACTGATAGTAACTATATTGTTGATTGTACTGATAATTTTGCCTCACAATTAGAAATACAGAAAATAGCAAAAGATAAAGGTGCTATCTATGTGAAAGCAGGATATGACGGTACACACATATCAATCAGCAATAGTGTGGCCGAATGGGGTGAATCAGTTGATGGATATACAGTGACACCATCTTGGTGTGTACCAGCTATAACAGTTGCTGCACTTACGGTTGCCAAGATAATGAAATCCTGTGAAAAATCGGCTACATTGGATATAATGGATGTCTTTACTTTTTAAATAAGATGTGTTATATAATAGTCTAAAAGAAAGGAAAGTGTGATGAATAAAAATATTATGGAAGAATGTTGGGAAAATGAGGATGTTGTGTATATTGAAACCTGTGGTAAAGCGCCGGCATCCGTTAATGTGTATGTATCTGAATTGGTTAAGTATAAGATAAGCTTACTGATGGATAAGTTTACATCACTTGAATGGCTAGCATATGTAACAGGCTCCATGGATGACGATGGTTATATTGTTGAGGATTTATATATACCAAAACAGATGGTTACAAGTGTCGATGTTCATGTTGATCCGAGTGACACTATAGGTAAGCCAATAATAGGTATTCTGCATTCCCATCATAACATGTCGCTGAGATTTTCTGGAATTGACCATGATGGTGTGAATAAAAATCATGATGTGTCTCTCCTTGTTACCCATAAAGGCATGATAGGACAGGTAAGGGTAAAAACAGAATGTGGTTCATATGTTATTGTACCTGCAAGCATTGAACCATATTATGATGTTGATGTGGACAAGGACGCATTTCAGGCTGATATGGTTGAAAAAATAAGTGAAATAAAATATGCCCGGAGTCTTACACCTATACAGGGTAAAGGTACATTTAGGGATTATCTACATGATCGAATGACACAGTTAGATGGTGACTTAATCGATATTGATGATGTGGATACAATGATAGAAGAGTATAAATCACGTAATGATGATGTATTGGACATGTATGAAGGCTATCCTGTTGATGGTCACCTAGACAGAGAAGAGGATATCGATACAGATAATTTCATGTATGATGACCTGGACAATACTGAATTATATGCCGTGGGAAAGGTTAGAACATTATATAGCTACAGGAACATGACACCGCAAGAAACCTCCGTATTAGAAATAATGGGAGAAGGCACGCCTGAGTTCAATGATTATTTGGACGAAATTAACGAAGAATATGGTTGTAGTGAACTTGAGAATACCAGATTTTTATAATCCTAATAAAATACCTTTATTGTATAAATAGTATAGAGGTGTTTTACCTTGGAGGACATCTATATGAGTAAGATATCAGAATATTTACATGAACCAGTGGATGAATCCATTGAATTACTACTTGAAAGCAATGTAAAATTATCACCTTTAGATGGTAAGTCAATAGAATCGGCCATAAAAAACAAACGTAATGCGGAAGTTAATTTGCAATCCTTCCCTGAAAATACAATCACTGTTATACACGAAGATAATCAAATAGAATTTCAATATGATAAGACCCTGCATGAGGTATCAAATTTTATAATTGATTATTGTGATGATAATGAATACACGTCTAAGCATTTCATATTAAACAATAATACACAATATATAATTATAGAAAAGGAGAAATAAATGCCAAAGTTAAGAGACCTGCTACGGAGAAGATGTGATGTAAAGCAGGGTGATTGGGTTTTAATTAATGATTTTAAGGGTATATACATTACATCATTATCTGAGAGAGAATCGGTTATTGCTGTGTATAATAGCAAGAAAATGTTATACAAAAACATAAATACAAATGATATGATTAAGACAGATCGTATTAATGATGGACGTTTATATAAGTACGCTAAAAAACATGTGATGTGGTCTGAGAATAAAAAACCAAGGAAAATTAAAAATGAGACTAGAATCACACCTAACCAACCTATTAAATGAGGATGTGTTTTCGGATGCATTAAAGAAAATACAATCTAAGTCCTCAAAATCCATTGAAAAATTTCTTAAATCTAACTGGGACGACTTTTCTCATATATTGCAGGATAAAGTACTTGAGGATGACGCCCTTGAAATAATAAACAGACGATTGGGAACGCATTATAAAACATTAAAAGATATCGATTACATGAAAGTAATGCGATTCACGGAAGGTGTTGACTTAAATGAGGATTTTGCCCATTATTGGGACCTGATGAAACAGGAAGCATTTCCATCCCTTGCCTTTTACCCGGCATTAATGGTATGGTTAGAGTTTGATAAAATGTTGAAGGCAAATGGTACGTCCACTGGCAGTATGAAGGTGGTAATGGTATATGCTGCAATTTGGTTAATATTAATCACTGGTAAATATATTAAGTCATTTCGGGATTGGAAAAAGAAGAATCCTGAGGAATATCGAAAGGAAAAAGGATTGGGTTAACCTTCATCTAAATTATACTCTGTTGTATCGAATCCTTCACTATTATAATAACGCATTCTTTTATCACCGTGTGTTTCTAAGTACTTCACATGGTCTATAATGTCGAATATTGTGGCACCCAATGATTTGTTGGCGTGCTTTCTTAATGCTCTTCCTATTGACTGTAGCACACGTATTTTACTTTTGAATGGTGACGCAAGCACAATGTATTTAAGCGAGGGAATGTTTACTCCTAGCTGAAATATACCATATGTGGCTATGATTATAATGTCTGTTCTGAGACCGCATTCTTTTCTCCAGTACTCTCTATCCTCCACGCTTGTATTACCCCACAAAAAAATAACTTCCTTGCCTTCTATATGACTATCCAGGTACTCTTTAAGTACTTTACCTTCCTTTTCAACCTTACCAACAAGTAAAAGCACATTACTATCAAGGTCTTGTACTGTGTTCTTTATGATGTTCATTCGGAAACTATTATTGAATACATCATCCTTCACTTCATTATATGTACCATCATAATCATGTTTATATGTTAGCTCAAATGTGTTTATATTACACTTGCTTATATACCCATGTTCCATTAACCAACCGGCGGAGTATGTTCTCAAAATAGGACCAAGATATGATTTTACATTCAGTGTTTCTAAACGATATGTGGGCATGGTGCCGGTAAACCCAAGACGATATTCAGCTTTTGTGGCATGCTTTAATATCTCCCGCAATTCTAATCCCCGGATACCATGACAGTTCGATACTACTAAGTTATTTGCAATATAATTATTATTATTTTTTACATGTAAATTATAAACATTAGTAGGTTTATTTATTTTTTCTATACATTTTACTTTCATATTTTATTATTGATGATAACATTTTTTCTTTTATATCATCATATCCTTTTATATTTTCAATATCATTTTTTTTATTGTAAAAATAATCGTCACTAATTATGTGAAATGTAAAATTATTTTCGCTGCACCATTCAGTTGCCGCTTCGATTTTTTTTATAAATCTAATACTATCTCTATGCGAACTAGGTTTTATTTCAATAAGTTTTTTTTCTTTTTCATTAATAAAATCAACTATATATATTCGTTTAATGTTGTTTTCATCGAAATATGGTATTCTAATTGTTTCATATTTTAGATCATCATGTAATATGTGATATATAGCTTCCCATGATGATCTAAATTTTTTATTTCCAACAATACATTGCCAGTGTGTTTGTGAATTATGAACATTCGGCGTGAATTCTCCTTTTAATATTTTTTCCTTCATTATTTTAGATTTGTTTTCTCGACATTCAATAGATAAATGCTTACCGAACATTGGGTTACCATCGCCTGTCCTGTCTATTGAAATTTTTTTAAGTCTATCGTCTGTATATTTTGTTTTACCTTTATTCCAAACATTATAAGGTAATTTTTTACCCTTCCAATAGGATGGACTGTTTAATATATGCGATACTATATTAGGATATTTTTTTTGACAATTATATCCACCTTTTCTACCAAATATCTGTTTTATTTCTTTCTCTTTTTTTAAAATTTCATCGTTATTAAAACTATATAATATATCAAAATTTTGTGGATATAGTAAAATACCCCGTGTTAGTCTTTTATACAACTTTTTTACTTCTTTTCTATTTAATATTTTTCCATTAGATAATTCAGCACATTTATCAGTGTATACTATTATTCGCAATTTTTGTTTGTTATTTTTTAATATATTGTTCATTTTCTGTATTAATTCCGATGTTGTTAATCTTTTCATAATATTTTACCTCTTGTTGTGTGTCTTTATATCTATTTATATCAAAAGACAAAATATTATCGTTTTTTGTTAACATATCAACACGTTTATATCCGTCAACTGTTAAAACTTTATGATTACCGGTTATTTTTATAACACTATTATCGTCCATTACAAGTTCATACATATCATTGGAAGCGGATATATTACTATTATGATATACATTTTCAACAATATCATTTTCAAATGTATTTGTTTTTATATTATAACTTATTATACTATCACCAATTTTAATGTCGGAAATATCTTTTTCTCCAGTTGGTGTTTTTATTTTTGTATCACCACTTAAACATTCATCAACAATAACACAGTCATAGTTGGCTAATATTGTTTTCTTATTCTGCAATGTCTGCCATGTTGATATTGTTATAGGCATATCGTATGTTAATTCTTTGCATGTACTGTATACTCGTCCAATAGTGTCCTCATTAATACCATAATCAATCAGGTCTTCATAGAACTGCTCCACAAGTGCCGTGGAAGGTACAATAATAATAGGTTTTTTTATCACATTATTATCCATCAGGTTTTGTAAAATATATGATATCATTAAACTTTTTCCTGATGCCGTGGCGCTAACTATGATTCCACTCTTGTATTTTATACCGGCTTCTATGCAATCCCTCTGATAATCATATGGTTTATATTTTAGATCATATTTTAATTCGATGGAAGCACCCTTGAACATGGCAAGCACATCAGGTGATATGGTTATTGTGGTATTAGCATAATTCTTTTTGTGAAAACGTACCACTTCGGTAAGCAGTCCATAAGGTAGGGTTCTGTTATTATTGAATAAGCACACCTTACCATTCCACTGGCCTGATTTATACTTTTGCATGTGGATGTAATTCTCAACATACTCAGTAAAATATTCCTTTACATTTCGTATATATTCAGTGTCTAAGGTATCGATTTTTATATGTAATCCATCATGTTTTATAATATTAACCATTATCCTATAAAAATTCCCTAAAAAATCCTATATTCTTCGCAGTTTGTGATTTTACAAACGAATCGCAATAGCCATATCTATTTATAGATAAGTTGTTATTTTTACAATGTTTTAAATGATAATAAATATGCAATCTACATAATCCCCAGTCACTATTCTTATTTTCAAACATAGAGAATCGGCAAGTATTACAAGTATCATACATTTTATAATTTACATCTCTTAAAACCTTTAATTTATTATTATCCATTATAACCCACCTTTTAATGCTTGCAAGTATGATTTCATATTCCATCCCATGCTATTAATAGATTTGTAACACATTTCAAAAAAATCAACTCTCCACTGCTGCTGCCGTAATAGTTTGTTTATCCTTATTATTTTTTCATCCTTTGGTAAATAATAGCTTTTCACCTCTGCTGGCGCCAATACTTTATCATAACCAAACCTGTAATAATCATACCGTTCCCCTGTTATTTTATCTTTCAGGGCTTCAATCTTATTCAGTTCATTTTTCTCCCTAAAGAAAAGTTCTTGGTATTTTATTACCTCAAAAGCGTTCATTTCTAATTTATCACGCACATCCGATTCATCAAATGTTACAATATCATTGATTGGATATTCAAGTAACAGTTCATCAATGACATCTTCCCTATTAATTTCACCCATAAATTTACCCCTGTTATGTTATCTGTTAGAATAATAACACAATAGTAGCAAGATGTAAAAATACAGGGCTGTAATATTAACAATTCAATTCTTTTAATGTATAATCATATTTTAATTAATAGATTAGGAGAACATAAACACTTTGATAGAAAAACTGATAATTAAAGCCGCTATGGCCGATAAACAGTTCCTTAACATGGTTACGAGTGCATTTGATGCGAAGTACTTTGATGATGTAATTATAGGTGATGTATTTCAACAGCTTAAAGAATATAATGTGACATATAGTAAAGTAGCACCTAAAAGTATTATCGCCGATGCTGTTAAGGATTCCGATAAATTGTTCAGTGAAATTGATGGCATAGATTTCAATATTGCTGACAACTATGATTATTTAGTTGATACTACTAACGATTACCTAAAAAAGGTAGCAGTTAAGAACGCTATTTTGGATTCTGTCGATATCGTTAATAAAGAGGAGGATATCGCACAGGTTCGCACATTGATAGAGGACGCTTTATGCAAGGACCTGAAAATAGACCTTGGCCTGGATTACTTTGAGTCATGGGGTGAACGCATTAGACGTATCCGTGCACAGGGAGACCATAGAGTACCTTCATATTTCCCGCAATTTGATGAATATGTAAGTGGCGGGTTTCCTCCATACACATTATCTGTCATGCTATCACGGGTACATGGATGTAAATCAAATACCCTTTCTAATTTCGCCGCACGTCAAGTACTTCATGGTCATAATGTTGTACTGGCGTCAATGGAGATGTCTGAGGATGCATTTGCCCAGAGATTTGATGCTATATACTCACTACAGGACATCAATAAAATCTATACCAATAAAAAAGAACTTGGTATAATGATGAAAAGTATTAAGAAAATCAAGAAGGAAGCACTAGGTAAACTGTTCATCAAAGAATTTCCCACAGGACTTGCCTCCACTGATGATATAAGAAAATATTTACGTGAACTTGTTATACGTGGCACCAAACCATCAATCGTATATGTTGATTATATTAACCTCATGAAACCATCATACAATAACAAAGCAGATTTATACAAAGACAATAAAGGTATTTCAGAAGAATTACGAGCACTTGGATTGGAGTTTGACTGCCCTATTGTGTCGGTGTCGCAGTTGAACAGAGAAGGTTCAATGCTAGAATTAAAGGAGTTGGATTTCACACACATAGCAGAAAGTATTGGTATTGTTGCTACCGCAGATTTTGTTGGTATATATGGTAACAATGATGATGACATGATATATTCCTCTGAGCTATGGTATAAGATAGTCAAGAACAGACTTGGTGGCAGAATAGGTGCCATAGATAAATTCTACCTTGACACCAGATCACTTAAAATGTATGATAGTGTGGAACTTGACCAATGGATAGATGATTCACATATTAGCAATGATGAAAGGAAAATGGCAGAAATAGTGGATAAACCAGAGAGAAAGAAAAAACTGAAATGGGAGAAAAAATGAGAAAAATTTTAAAGTTGACAGATGATAATATCGATGGTATACTTTCGTCAAATGAAATGGTAGTAGTTGATTGTAACGCTGAATGGTGTGCCCCATGTAAATTATTCGGTCCTGTTTTTGAGGAAATGGCACCGCATTTTCCCACGATTCAGTTTGTGACCATGGACACCGATAATAATAACATGGTAAACAGTGGACGGTTCAATATAAGGTCAATTCCCATGGTACTTTTTATAAAGGATGGTGAAATTGTTAACACAGGGGTAGGATTGATGAATAAGGGTCAGTTTAGAGAATTCATAATGGAAAGTTGGTGATAATATGAGAATACTTGAAGTAAGTGATGTAGCGCGAAGAGCTATAGACAAAATAAAGCAAGAGGAATATAATGAATATATACTAGAACTTAACATCAAAAAAGCACTAGAATATTGTATTTGTCCTATTTGTGGAGAACGAATTGAGCATGAGATTTTATTTCCACCAAAAAGAAATTGGCTCAAGGAATGGTTTAGTATAGGTGGAAGAACGGTTTACGGTGATAGATATACATGTAAAACCCATGGTATTGTACATGAAACGGAACCTCATTATGAAAAATTTTATTATTAAATGACAAAAAGTTGGTGATAATATGGACATGATATTTAGAATTATAGCAGGTTCAAGAATGTACGGTACACATAATGAAAATAGTGATTATGATTACCGTGGTATTTTCATGCCAGAATACAATAGCTACTTCAAATTTAACCAAAAAGATGTAATAGAATCAAATAGTAATGGAGAGGATATCGTCTATTACTCAATCCGTAAGTTCGTCAAATTAGCAATGGCAAATAATCCTAATATTATCGAATGGCTATACGCACCCGAGGAAAATATAGTAGAGATTAGCCCTGCCGGTAAAGCATTGATGGAAATGAAATTTAGATTGCTGAATAAACGATATATCAGAGACCGTTTTACAGGTTTCAGTACGAGTGAAATGTATAAATATAACAATGATAATCGTAAGTTGAAAAGCATTGCGCTTTGTACCAGAGTATTATATGAAGGCATTGAACTATTACAACATGGTTCCTTAACCTTTCCTAGGCCTGAGGCATCATTATTACTTGACATTAGAAATGGTTTAGTGTCACATGAGGATATCACTAACAATATTAAATTCTTACGAGAGGAGATTAATTACGAATACAATGAGTGTAAATTTTTACCGGATATAACAAATAATGAGATAATTGAATCTGAAATGGTTGAAATTATTAAAAAGCATACAAGGAGATAGAAATGGCGGTTATTAAAGTAGAGCGTGTTTTGGAAGATGCTATTATACCCACAAGGGCACACAAATCAGATGCAGGATATGACCTATATACACCAGTTGATTTTGTTGTACATGGACAGGCAAGGGAAATAGTTGACATTGGCATACGAATAGCGTTAACTGATGGATATGAAGGACAGATAAGAGGCAGGTCAGGAATCGCAGCTAAAAAAGGTGTATTTGTGTTAAATTCACCTGGAACTATAGATTGTTTTGATGAAAATAGTTATATAAAGACCGTGGACGGTGATAAGAAAATAAAAAATATTTCTATTGATGATATTGTGTTTTCGGTGGATAATAATGGTGATATTACAAAGGATACCGTGGTTTGTATTATAAACACAGGAATTAAAGATATATTGAGCATCGAAACGGATGCTGGTGTTTTAAAAGTAACTCCAAATACAAAAATTTACACAAAAGATGGTATAAAAAATGCATGTGATTTAACTACTAAGGATGGGTTAATCAAATTTTAAATATTTTTACTTCTATATACTAAATACATATAGACTATGTATATAGGAGTGAAATATAATGATTAAATGTAAAATATGCGGACATGTTGCAAAATATAGATTAATAGAGCATATCATAAAACAACATAAAATAACATTAAAGGAATATAAAGAAAAATATGGCGATTATATAACAGATGAATATAGGGACCGTGTTAGTAAAAAATCTAAAGAAAAATGGAAAGATACCGAATATAGAAATAAAACAATGAACGCTATGAAATATATCTACACAGATGTTGATATTCGTAAAAAAAGATCAAATACAATAAAAGAGCGATACAGAAAAGGAGAAATAACAGTATGGAATAAAGGATTAACAAAAGATGATGATGTAAGATTGAAACATATAGGTGAATATAATAAACAAAATTTAAGAGGTAGAACAAAAGAAGAATACCCATATTTGATGAAACATAGTAAACTTATAAAAAAACTATGGAAAAACAAAAATAGTAATATGACATATGCAACAAAATGTTTATCAGATGGTGATATATTAAAATGGAAAGAAAAAATATCAGATACCATGTCGAGTCGAATTGCGGATGGCACATTAAATACCATGAGTAATTTTAAAAACGGTTATTATAATTCAATTGATGGTGAAAAATATTGGTATGCGTCATTATTAGAATTAAATGCAATGAAATACTTCGATGTTAATAAAATAAAATGGACAAATAAGCATGGAATACGAATAAAATATTTTATAAATGATACACAGCATTATTATGTTCCTGATTTTTTAATTGAAGTTGATGGTATTGAATATGTTATAGAAATGAAAGGATGGCAGACAGAGGAGGTTAATATAAAGGAAAAATACACAAGAAAAATATATGGTAATAAATATTTTATCATATATTCAATAAATGAACTGGAGGATATAATAAATGGAATATGTAAGAGTGAATAAAATAACCAAAAGCAATAAACAAACGTATGATATAACCATCAACAATAACCATAACTTTTTTTGTAATAATTTTTTAATAGGTAATAGTTCGTACCGTGGGAATATAAAAACAATTCTATTTAACACCACACGACTTCCTGTGTATTTCAAGAAAGGCGATAAAATATCACAAATGGTCTTCAACCGAATCCCAGAAACATCACTTGAGGAAGGTGTCGTCTCTATTGATACTGATAGAGGTGAAGGTGGAATGGGGTCAACAGGTAATTAAATGAATCAAAAACAAACCAAAATGTTACAATTACTCGATAAGAAAATACAGTCCTGTACATTATGCGGTTTACATGAAAATGGTGGATGTAAACCATACTGGACTGAGCAATCAAAGTATGTCATATTAGGCGAAGCACCGGGACGTAACGAGGTTGAAAATAATGAGCCTTTTATAGGTAATGCAGGCAAAAATTTATGGTCAATTATGGCAGAGTTTGACCTTACTAAAGAAGAATTTTTAATAATGAATTCAGTTAATTGCCGGCCTGTCAAAGGTAATAAGAATGGTAAACCAACGAAAGAACAGATGCTTACATGCAAGCCTTGGATTCGTAAGTACATAAAAGTATTACAACCTGAATTAATATTGATATTAGGGTCATATCCACTGTTGACAATGACTGGATTAACTGGTATAATGTCTTTAAACAGTGAAGTTATACACAGCGCCGAGTTTAATGTTGATACTGTTATTTCTATCCATCCGGCCATGTGTATATACAAAGGTGAGGAAGGTAAACAGATGTTAAGGGAAAGTATAAAGGTGTTTAAGGATAAATGTTATGGGTAAACTATTTTTTACAGCAGATGAGCATTACGGTCACGCTAACATAATCAAGTATTGTGATAGGCCATATGAAACAGTATATGAAATGAATGAGGATATAGTCCAGCGTCATAATTCCGTTGTTTCTAGTAATGATAATGTTATCCATGCAGGTGATTTTACGCTACAAGGAAGAAAAAAAGCGCATGAATACATAGACCGTCTTAATGGTTCACATATTTTTCTAAGAGGAAGTCATGATTATTGGCTACCAAACGATCATCAAATGATATGGGAAGGCAATCTATGTAAGGATGGATTTACTGTTATATGTCATTATTGTATGAGAACATGGGCACGGTCACATTTTAACAGTTTCCATTTATATGGACACTCACATGGTAAGTTAGCTCCAATTGGCAAGTCATGGGATATAGGCGTTGATAATAACAATTTTTATCCACTATCAGTACAAGACGTTATAAAAATAATGGATGACCGTCCAGATAACCCTAACAGAATTAGAAAGGAGTAATTATTATTATGTCACAGGATATGGTTGAGATTTTTGTTAATAATAAACATTATGCTAAGGTCGATAGGAAAAGTGTACTAGGTGATGTTGTAAACCTATGTATGCCTTACCTTGAATTTATGTCTGCTTATGCAATGAGGGATTGGATTCTTGAAGCGTGTGATCTGGTCGAGGAAACACTTGAATGGAAAAAGAACAATTCCATCAATAAAAAAATTGGATATTTACGTGAATATTTCAGGAAGCACACCGATCTTGACAGGGAACGGATGCAACAATTTACCATTAACGTCATCCTAAGCGCTGATGGCCTTGGACTATTGAGAGGATTTGGATTCGGTGAAATAGGGTCAAAATATCAGAAAAACCCGGAGGTAATGTCAACACGTGATTAAACATGCAAATATAGATAACTTAATAGACAATTTTTTCCAATCAGCTACAATACAAGAATCAACTATAGTAGGTGGTCCAGTTTATACAAGATTAAATCTACCTAATGAGTTGAATCCGCATTACAATGATGTTATCGAAATGGATGATGCAACATTTACAACATATGTAGAAAAATTGAGATTATATCTATTAAATTTATGGGATACAGAATCGATACCGTTTTGTGGTAATAATAACACTGTTGAGACTGTAATTAAAAAACTCATAAAATTTAAAGAATATAATGTGTTTGGTGAAAATGTTGTTTTTGATAATAATGGTGAAACAATCATTAAAGGATTTTCAAATTATCCATCTGTCATAAATCATTGGTTTCCTGAAATGTTGGATGTTGAATTTTCAAGAGGGGTTAAAGGAAAAATATCACCATCTGTTATGCAATTAGTAAAGGATAAAGATGAATGGAAAAAACAACTTTACAGGCAAATAATAAAAAACAAACTTAAAACATTTTCAGAGGATAAAAATGTTAGGATTTTCCCGGCTCTAGGAAGCGCATTAAGGATAACATCAGGTAGACAACCAGCTATCAATATACGTGGTGTTGTGTGTAAACATATATACCAGTCATTTTTTCTTGATAACGCCGATGTCGATGAAATTATTGTATGGGACCCGAGCATGGGATGGGGCTCACGTCTAGTTTCATTTTTAGCCGCTACAAATCACGATAAACTAAAACATATTAAATTTACGTATATAGGAACAGACCCGAACAAAAAAATATTCGGTCAATATAAGAAACTTGAGGCATTTTGGAAGTATTATATTGATCCAGACTGCACAGCAAATGTTGAACCAATATGCTGTGGTAGTGAAGTTTTTAATGAAACAGATACATTTAAAGAATACAAAGGAAAGGTGTCACTTGTTTTTACTTCACCTCCATATTTTCACAGAGAACGGTATACAAATGAAGAAACTCAATCATATGTAAAATATCCTGAATATAATTTATGGCGTGATGGGTTTTTAACCTCGACAATTAAAAATGCTTATGATGTCTTACATGTAGATGGTTTGTTTAATTTTAATGTTGCTAATATCGCATATGGTACAGGAAAGTTCTTTACAATAGAGGACGATTCTATTAGGATAGCCAAGGAGACCGGGTTTACATATGATACCGTATATAAGATGCTAATGAGGAGTATGGGTGGTCGTGATAGTAAGGAAAATATGTTGAAAATGGTCGAGAATAAATCAATTAATCTGGTCAATATTGATGGAAGATACCAGAAATATGAACCTATGTTTGTGTTTAGAAAATAACAAGAAAGGAGATTGGACGATGAATGGACTCGATGATATAAAAACAATACACTTTGAACCTGGTATGGATATGTATGATGTAACAGCAGCCATATATTTCCATATCGATGCAATCAAAAATACTGATGATGTTGAAACCATTAAGGTATGCCTGGAGTGCATTTATGACTTGTTTTGCGGGTCATTTGATACTAATAAGGAAGAAATAATAGAATATATCAAGGATGGTGTGGGTATATTTGGTGAAATACGTAAGAAATGTATGGGTTTATGGGTGCTATAATGGAAGCAGGTAAAACATATAAAACAGTTAATGGACTTGATGCCCATGTTCTATGGAAAATAAAGGAACCTAGAGAAGGTCAGAATGTGTATTATGTGGTATTAACTGATGATAATGGTAATGAATCTAATATGATACTATATTTTGAATGTGGTAAACGATGCAACTGGACATCATTAACATTTGAAAAAGAGGAATATGACCTTATATTGGAGTAGTAATGAAAAAACTAATACTTAAATATCTTGAAATAGACAACTATGATATGATTTCCTTTAAGATAGAGGAACAGACACATAGGAATAATGGTTTTGGTGATAATGGCAGTTATTTCGATGCAAAAAATGACTTAATGATTGCATCAGATGGGTATCCAGCTGTATATAATCAAAGAA